GCAGCATTCTCATTCGTAGCAGTATAAGAGGCAATGGCCGCAAAAGAATTAACAGCCAAATTTGGGCACTCTTGTATGACAGTCTGAGCTGACATTTCCGGATCACCCACTCCTAAACGTGTGACACTAAAAATCTCCCTGCCTGACAAACCTATCTGAGCAGAGGCGTTAGAAGTAGGGACAGTACTAGCCCAATTAAAAAATCCGGTAGAACCTCCGGTATTACCTTGTAATTGAAATCCGGGCGGAATATACCAGGCAGTAGCATTTGAGGACCCCTCAACGAGCAACTTGAAACGTGCTCCTCCAGCGTATCCATGAAACATGTGTTGCAACACACGCAAAGTAGAAGCAGCTACATGAAGTTGAGTAGCGCCAATATTAGTTTTGGCTGGTCTAATACCTAACTCTTCCGCTACGTCAATTAAAATCAAACCCCCAGCTGCTGTTAACGTGTCATTATCCAAATTGATCTTATTGGTCAGGTACATCCGCCTAAACATGTCTCTCAAAGACACAATAGGGCGCATGATACCAGTATCAAAAGGTACAGACTTATCAGATGGGGTGAAAGTCACACTCTTCTGCAAACCTACAGGTTCAGGTACTTTAGAATCTTCCACTATCTCACCTTGGGCTTCCAAATTTATAAGAGGCTGCTCCTCTTCTTCAGCGGCTATAGAAGGGGTTTGAACAACACTGTGGGACAAAAACATACGCATCGGATTTGTAGAATAACCATAAAAATTAAAATCATCTCCGGCTGAAATATAAACATTAAAAGAAACATCAGAAACAACTGATCCGTTCACCACCAAAGGTTGCGCTAAATAAACATAATACATACCCATCTGAGAGGCCATCAACGTATGATCTAAAGTGTTAGGCAAAACATCAGTAGGCGCAGCATAAGGTAAAACAACTGTCTGCACTTGCCCTCCAGCGGAAAACTCTAAAGTATCTGTCATTAAATTGGGAATAGACTGCAAATTAGGATACTGATTTAAACCATTTTTCCGAAGAGAATAATCCCTAGCTACAAGTAATTTACAATAATGGAAATTAGACATCACGGACTGAATATGAATCTTAATGCTCCCCTTCCAAAAACGAGTGAGATAATACATAGTTTGAAAAAGATTATCCCACCCTTTTGTGGTAATGACTTCTCCAGCAGTATTCGTATAAATATAGGAATTTTGCTGTGAAACCGGACACATGGGTCTTGCCCAACAAATAGTGCCG